TCCGTATCTTGGTCGTAATGAACCCATTTGCAAAACTGACGAAAATTATCGTAAGAATGAAATGATGTTGCTTGACTCTAAGTGCAAGAACTATGTTTACCATGACATTCCAAAACCAATTTTGCAAAACATTTTCACTCCTGCCAAGCGTGTACATGAGCTAATGGAAGCTCACTATAATACTTTTGATTTGGATGATAAAAGCAGTTACGATAAGCTTGTTGCAGAATTCAAAAAGCGTAATGAGCGATATGTTTCGTTGCTTGCAAAAGAGTTTGAAATGCGTAAGGCGGCTCGTGCCTATAGCAAAGCAAAAATCTCCAATACTGGCGATATCGATTTCAATCGACTAGCCTCATATCGTATTGATGACAATATCTTCCGCAAAATGATGACTATTCCAAAGGGCAAGTCTCATGGTTTGGTTCTTTTGTTGGATTGTTCTGGCTCTATGTCGAACAATATGGCAGGTTCAATTGAACAGATTTTGATTCTAACCATGTTCTGCCGCAAAGTGAACATTCCTTTTGAAGTGATTGGTTTTAGTGATAATTTGGAAGTTCATGCTTTGGATACTAATCACAAAGGTTGGGCTTCGGATCTAAACAGATCGTGTCCGTCTTTTGAAAGAAAATCAAATACCGTTGATCTAGGTTATGTAAGGCTTCGCCAATACCTAAGCTCTAAAATGCCGAACACGGAGTTTTCTAAGGCTATGCGAAACTTAATTTTGTTGAAGTGTGTGTATGATGGAACAAAGTCACGGTCTTTCCGTCCGCAATCTGAACAATTGTCGAATACGCCTCTAACACAAGCTATTGTTGCTACTGGTGATTTTATGAAGGAATTTAAAGAGAAAAATTCTTTAGATTTTACCAGTTTGGTCATCGTGCACGATGGTGACGCTGATGAAACAAATTACTACGCTCGTGAAGAAACAAATCGCAATGATGAAAAGGTGATTATTTCTGTGCCATTCGATTATTATCGCGATGTAAATATTATCCGAGATCGCCGAATTCAATTTGAATATGTCATTCAACGGTCTACTAGATACGAAAAACCTGTTTGTACCGCAGTTTATGAATGGTTTCGCAAGTATACTGGTTCCAAAATCTTTAACTTTTTCTTGGTCAACAATCGCCGCGCTGATATGAAAAATGCAATTTACCGCCTTTATAACGATGAACAAACCAAGAATTTATTGGAATCTGGTGAAAGTCGAAATGGTAACAACTATCTTGCCCATGTCATGGCGGTTTCGAAAATTTTTCGCGAAAAGAAATACCTGATAACAGAAATTCCTGGTACCAACAATTTTTATATGTTGCTTGGTGGTGATGAACTAGAAACGGAAGAAGATAAAATTGAAATTGAAGGTAAGATTACAACCAAGAAACTAACAAATGCCTTCTTGAAAATGAATAAAAAGAAAAGCGTTAGCCGTACCTTTGTGACCAAATTCATTGAGGGCATTGCGGCCTAATGTTGCAAAAAAACAACAGCGCGCTTGACAATGTGCTGATTGTGTTATATAATGGCTTTATAAATTGTGAAAGGTGATCTTTTTATCATGTCAAATCGTGCCGAACTTAAGCAAAAGTTTTTCGATTCTCTTGCAGCTTTGGGTAAACCTACTGTATCACGGACTGAAATTAAAGAAATTTGTTCAGCGATTGGTCTTGCTGGCGCTCAATTCTTTACTAAAGATGAATCGAACCGCGTTGGCCGCGGCTTGTATCGTGTTCCAAATTCTTCTGGTATTGAAATGCAGGCTAAAGTGATTGCTCTGCCAGCATCTAAGCCTGTAGAAAAAATTGGTCAAACAATTCAAAATGTAACTACTGACCTAGAAAATACAAATTTGATTCCAACGGCATATTCTAATTATGTTCCGTTTGGAAACTTTGATAATGTACTTACGATTGTAAAATCAAATCGATTCTTTCCTGTGTTTATTTCGGGACATTCTGGTAATGGTAAAACCATGAGCGTTGAACAAGCTTGCGCTAAAGCAAAGCGTAAGTTTGTTTGCGTTTCGATGACGCCTGAAACTGATGAAAGTGATTTGCTTGGCAATTTTGTTCTGATTGACGGCAACATGGTTTGGCGTGACGGTCCTGTAACAACCGCTGCTCGTGAAGGTGCGGTGCTCTGTATTGATGAGGTCGATTACGGCGAACGGAACTTGAGCGTGCTTCAGCGTGTACTAGAAGGCAAGCCTTTCTTGTTGAAAAAGAAAGGTGAATTGATTGTGCCTGCTCCTGGTTTCACGGTGTTTGCTACTGCAAATACTAAGGGTAAGGGTTCTGAGGACGGTCGTTACATGTTCACCAATGTATTGAATGAGGCGTTTCTTGAGCGTTTCCGTAATACATTCGAACAAGATTGGCCTCCCGTTTCTGTAGAAAAGAAAATCATTCGTAAAGAACTGGCTTCAGTTGGTCGTGATGATGAGGATTTTGCTGACAAGCTTGTTACTTGGGCTGATGTTATTCGTAAGACATTCGCCGATGGCGGTTGTGATGAAGTGATTAGCACTCGCCGCCTTGTGCATATTGTTGAAACTTATGGTATTTTTGGTGATAAGATCGGTGCTATCTTTAAGTGTTTGAATCGTTTTGATGCTGACACCAAAGCTTCTTTTGTTGATTTGTATTCTAAGGTGGATGCTGGCGTAGATTTGAATGCAAACACCGCGCCTGTTACCGCAACGATTGATACCGATAACGATATTCCTTTCTAATTGTTTTCGGCATTTGACCCGGCAACCGCCGGGTATTTTTTCACTTGTGCCTGTATAACGCTTGACAATGTATGGGCAATACATTATACTATGTAAAGAATTTGAGAGAAAAGTCGCCTCTCAAATAACTAAATTGACCGCGACTGTTTTTTTATAAGGAACTTTATAATGTCCACTAAGCAAAAGGTTTTTAATTATCTGTCTAAGGATTCTGCTTACAACACTTTGACTGCAACCAAGATGCAGTCTCTTTTCGGTGTTGCCAATCCTTCGGCCACTATCAATGAACTTCGTAATGAAGGTCATGCCATTTACCTGAACACTCGCATCGTCAATGGCGAGCGTGTTTCGTTCTATCGCCTCGGCACTCCTACCAAGCGTATGGTTGCTGCTGGTATCGCTAGCCTGCGTAGCCAAGGACAGCGCGCTTTTGCCTAATTTTCGTTAGAAAAGCAATGAGGAAGTAATACATATAGGTGTTACTTCCTCTTTTTTTTATGGAGTTGTCATGGAAATACAAGTAAAAATTGATGAATTGAGAAAAAATAAATTGTTTGTGGCAACACCAATGTATGGTGGAATGGCTCACGGACTTTATATCAAGTCTTCTCTTGATTTGCAAACCACCTTTTCGCGTTATGGAATTGAAACTAAGTTTTCATTTCTGTTCAATGAATCTCTAATTACTCGAGCTCGAAATTATCTTGTTGATGAATTTTTGAGGTCGGGATTTACACATCTTCTCTTTATCGACTCCGACATTCATTACAATCCACAAGATGTACTTGCAATGATGGCGCTCGATAAAGATGTAATTGGTGGGCCTTATCCTAAGAAATCAGTCAATTGGAATAACATTGCTCACGCAGCAAGAACTCATCCCGATCTTGAACCTAAAGAATTAGAAGGTCTTGTTGGTGAATATGTTTTCAATGTGGTAAAAGGTACCTCACAGTTTCAAGTTACTGAACCTCTAGAGGTTATGGAAATTGGCACTGGATATATGATGATTAAGCGCGGCGTGTTTGATCAGATGGAAAAGGCATATCCAAATATTCGATATAAGCCCGATCATGTTGGCCAAGCCAATTTTGATGGCAGCCGCTACATTCACGCATACTTTGATACTGTTATTGATACTAAAGATAGTATGACTGGCGGTGGAAGTGAGCGGTATCTAAGTGAAGATTATATGTTCTGCCAGATGTGGAGAAAGATTGGTGGTAAAGTCTTCTTGTGCCCATGGATGAAAACGCAACATATTGGCACATATGCATTCACCGGTAATATGCCTGCGGTTGCTCAGTATACTGGAAGACTGTAATGCTTGACAAGAATGTCGAGAATGTGATAAAATCATTTCAATCTCGGATGGAAGTGGGTTATAAAAAATACGGCACTACCACCGAGAGAACTGATATTGATTTGCATGGGTGGTTGCAACACCTCCAAGAAGAATTGATGGATGCTGTTGTTTATATTGAACGATTGAAGAAGGAAATTAAATAATGAAACTCTCTGGCGAAACTCTTTCTGTATTGAAAAACTTTGGTGCTATTAATTCTGGCATCTATTTCAAGCAAGGCAAAACTTTGAAAACTGTTTCTTCGCATAAGAACATTCTTGCTGAAGTAAGCATCAAAGAAGAAATTCCAACCAATTTTGGTGTGTATGATCTGAATAATTTTTTGTCTGTAGTCTCTCTACACAAAGATGATCCTTCATTTGAATTTGATGACAAACATGTTGTGATTGTTGGTAACAAAGGTCGAAGCAAAATCAAATATCGGTTCTGTGAACCGACAATGATTACTGTTCCTCCCGAGAAGGCTCTTTCGATGCCTGATCCCGAAATCAAGTTTGAATTGAAGTCTGAAGACTTTGAATGGGTTATGCGAGCTGCAAGCGTTCTTTCATCGCCAAATGTTGCAATTGAATCTGATGGTCAAAAGACATTTATTGTCACACTTGACACCGCAAATGATTCTGCACACACCGATTCTCTGGAACTTCC